AAGCAGCACCACCCGATCCATTATCAACATTGACTTTGAGGCCGGTGTAAGTACCACCAGCGCTGGTCCAGTCCAGCTCTACATTCAGATCTGCGGTGCCTGCCAGTTGTCCGGCGTTGTTGTACTGGATGTTGCCGGTTGCTCCAGAGACAAGGCCGACGGTGCCGGTTTGGTCTGGGAAGCTGATCGTGCGGTTGGCGGTTGGGGTGACCGATTGAATGGTCGTAGAGAAAGCGCCGCCGCTGTCGAGGTTTAGATCACCCTTGACTGTTGCAGTGCCAGGGTCGGCATTGCTAACACCAACCGTCAGCTCGTTAGTGGTCTTGTTAAACGTCAGACCAGAATCAGCACCAAACCCGCCATCATCGTTGAATTGGATCTGGCCGTTCGAGCCAGCAACTGGGTCGATGCTGGTGCCGGTAAGGACCAGCGTGCCGGTGCTGGCCTGAATGCGGCCGACGTAGGCCACAATCTGGCGATAGCCGCTTGTTGGCTTGACGTTGGTCAGGCCGCCACCATTGGCAACATAAAGCTCATCATTGGTGCTCCAACCCGGAGTGGCCGTGTCGAAATTGAAGATCTCGCCAATGATTGTGCCATTGCCCTCACCATTGACTGCCAGCGTTGTTTCAACCAAGCCCACTGCCGGGCCCTTGGCCGGGTCGGAGCTGTCGGCGGCTTGAATCTCTACGCGATCACTAGCGCCAACCGTGCCGGTGATATAGAACGGCGTGCCTGCATCAAGCTGCACCGTGTCGGTGTTCTTGACGTGGATGTAGACGCTGCCTGCCAGATTGCCGTGGATGTGCTCGGCAGTAAGCAGCGTGTTAACGGTGAGGTTATTCAGCGTCAACGGGTCAGGCACTGACACGTCATCAGCAACCCACCCTGTGCCGTCGTAGGTCAGGATCTGGCCAGTTGTTGGCGGCGTTGTAGTTAAATCAACGTCACCCAGCTGATCAAGGCTGTAATCGCCTTCAGTGGCGACGACTGCGCCGGTCCGGCCAAACACCGAATCAACAGCGTTGACTTCGGCGCCAGACTGAATGCCATCAAGCTTTGTCTTGTCGCCAGGCGCCATCAGACCGGCGTTGGTCCCTGTGACCAGCGGGACCGTGGCATCGGTGCCGGTGCTAGAGGTTACGGTGCCATCCGTTGCGCTGGCGGTGTAACCAAGGTCAGTGGCATCACCCGGAGGTGCCGCCCATGTGCCATCAGCGCGAAGATAGTTGGCTGTGCCGCCACCACTTCCACCGACCAGGCCGGCATTGGTTGAAGTAAAGGCAGGGATCGTTGCGTCGGTGCCCGCTGTATTGGTTACGGTGCCACTGCTGGCGGCCGCTGTGTAACCAAGGTCAACGCTACTGACGACGCTGCCGGGCACCCAGTTGGCGCCGTCATACTTCAAGAATTGCCCGCTAGTTGGCGCGGAGCTTGTCAGATCAACATCGCCAAGCTGGTCTAGGTCGTAATCGCCTTCTGTCGCGACAACTGCGCCAGTGCGACCAAAGACCGAATCAACAGGTGCCGATGCTGTTGTGTGCGGCACCCAGTTGGTGCCGTCATAGCTCAACACTTGACCGCTGCTTGGCGGTGTCGTCGTTAGGTCTACGTCACCAAGTTCTCCTAGGTCATAATCGCCGTCAGTCGCGACTACAGCGCCAGTACGGCCAAAAACAGAATCAACAGCATTGACCTCTGCACCGGCTTGGACGCCATCAAGCTTTGTCTTGTCGCCGGGCGAGAGGAGGCCAGCATCTGCAGCAGTGACAAGCGGGATGGTCGCATCGAGGCCAGCGCTATTGGTCACCGTGCCATCAGTGGCCGATGCGGTGTAACCAAGATCAACGCTGCTTACGACATCACCCGGCACCCAGTTGGCACCGTCGTAAGCCAAAAATTGGCCATTGGTCGGCGCTGTGGTGCTTAGGTCAACATCGCCAAGCTCGCCTAGGTCATAGTCGCCATTTGCGGCCACGACGGCACCAGTGCGGCCAAAGACCGAATCAACCGGCGCATCAGTCGGCGCCAGTTTGACGACAGCGCCTGCACTGTTCTTGGTATAGAGCGCAGTGCTGTTCGCGTTGATGTTTAGCGCGATTTCGCCGTTTACCAGATCCGATGGCTGCGGCGCTTGGTCCTGGACGGAACTGTGTTTATGTCGGACGTTGAGCGACATGGATAAACCTCCCGGTCAAAGGCGCATACCGCGCTGGACGCATTCTAGAGAAGGTACTTTCCAGCCACGTCGTGCAACAGTCTGACTTGGCCTGTCGTGACGAACTGAATTTGGCTCTGGATCAACTCGCCAGGCGTGAGCTGAGTCGCCACTGATGTCACCACACAATTCGCCAGATAAAACAAGGCGCGATCACTGGTGTTGCACAGCTCATCAAGCGGGATGGCATCGGTGCGCTTGAGCAAGAACACGCCAGTAAAGTCTGAACCGATCTCCTGCCGAATGGCTAGCTGGTGCATGTAGACCGGCGATTCGGTGTCGTATGAGCCGTCTTGCAGCCGCCATTTGGCATCAAAAAAACAGGTGATGTCACCGCTGCCCGAGACAAGCATTCCCATCTGCTGGCGGAACGCATCGCCAAGGCTGGTGAAGTCTGCAAGCTCGCGGTTGGTGTTCAGCGTCCAGCTGGTGGTCTGAGCTAGGCAGAGATCAACATCAGTGACCACCTCATAGGCGATCCGGTACGAACTGCTAGGAGCCACCAGCGTCAGGGCTGCATCAAGGCTGCCCTCAAGCGCATTGCTCCACAGGTCATAGAGCCTGATGCCGCCAACGCCATCCACGTTGACGTAAAGCGTGATCTCGGTGTCGATCACGCCACTGATGAAATCAAGCGGACCGCCAGAAACACCGCTGTTATCAACACGCGTGAACTTGACCTGATCGCCAGTGATCAGGCTTGTCTTTGCCAGGCCAAGATCAAAACGCTTCTCAGGGATGTCAACATTGGCCGCCTCTAGCAAGCCATATGCAGGTCCTGCATATGCTCGGCCAAGACGTAGGCCACCTGCTTCACCAAGCCAAAGAGCCATCAGACAACAGTCACGGTGGTGAGCGGGCCAGTCACATTGTATTGAATGTTGGCCTGAATAATCTGAGCGGCTTGTGCCGTGATATCAACCGATGAGATCAGGCAAGTGAACTCAAGAATCCTTTCAGCCACTCCTCCATTGTTCAGCTGTAGCTTGAGCACGGTGGCCGGAGCGTTTGGCGTCTGAGTGGTGCGCAGCACATCATCTAGCAATGCCGCGCCTTCAATCTGATTGCTTGCGTTCTCGTAATAAAAGATCGTTGCGCTGCCAGAATATGACTGGTTGCCGTTGATGTAGGTTTTAGCGTACTGGCCAAGGTTGGTCGTTTCTAGGCTGTCAACATTGCCGCTAAGGTTCCACGACTCAACGCGTGCGACCTTTGCGCCGTTGACGTACAAGGCGCCATCAATGCCGGTGTATTGCTTGTTTGCCATGGCGCGATCAAGCCTTGCTCAGAGTCTAAGGAATTGGAACAGAAGCAACAAGATCAACGCTTACGCTGCCAACGCCTGGCGATGTCCACTGCACCGAAGGCGGCGACGCATAGCGATAGGTGTAGGAGGCAGGCTGCAGATAGATGGAGCTTGAAACGCCAGCCAACACCTCTGGGCTGAGATTGAAATCTAGGTAACCGCCTTGCACGGCAAGGTAGTGAGCAAAGATCAGGTTGTACTGGGCTTCTGTAAGGTTTTGGAAGCCCAAGCTCAACGACAAGCCGATCTGATTGGCGCCAAGCAGCACACGATTTTCAAGGCCAGAGTAAGTCTGAAAAGTGCTGAACGGCTGCGATCCTTGCGTGAATGTTCGCGCTGAAGGCGCTAGCGCAGGAAAGTCAACGCCAGCAGCAGGCGGCACTGATGCGCTTGAACTACTGTTCGGCGCACCATCAGCTTCAAGCACGGCGATCAATCCGAAGAAGCCGCTCCCCAACTCTGCCGTTGGCATACCGCCAGGCAGTGTTGTCTCTGTAGCTGTGATTGTGAAATCAGCTGCCATGGTGATCAGGTAAGGTCAGGCTCAGAGGTGCCAAAATCAAAGATCAGGCTTGGCTGATTCATGTCAGCCTGAGAGCGTATCCAATAGCGACCATTGGCAAGCAGCAGAACTCCGTTGAAGTTAAGAGGAGATCCATATGTCGATCTGTTGCTGCTGGTCAAAGCTGCGGGCACGTGGTAGCGCACGTCTGATTGGTTGATAAAAAAAGCGGGGCCATAGTCAAAAGTGTTCCAATAATTCATGCCAAAGTTTGTGAAAAATATCTCTGGCATTAGCCCTTGAAAGTTGTTGTTGTACCAAGGTTGCGGCAAAAGCAGATATTCAGCGCCGCTTGCCCCAGAAGCTATCGGCGCGTTGGTCTGCCACATTGCCCCGTCAGTATTCATTGGCCAAATGCAAGTATTGGGGTTGTCAGCAGTACCGTTCCACGTCCCAGCCTGCACAAAGGCAGCAGTATCAAAGCCTGGGTGATACCACATCACCTTCTTGTTTCTTGTAACTAGCGTGGCATTTACTACCTGATCACTTGTCCAAAAACGCCAGTTGGCGCCATAGAAAGAGTAACTAGTGTCATTGTATTCAATCGTTCTTAGGTTAGTTGTGTCGGTTGCTAGGTCGCCTGGAGATGCCGTATAAGTCGCGTCTTCGTAAATGCTGCAACTAGTTGAAGTCGTAGCGCTAGTCCAGTTCGCCCAGAAGTAGCTTCGCCATGTGCCGCCTTGCAAGCTATCAGTTGCGCCATACGAGAAAACGCGTTTGAAGCTGCTGCCGTCTGGATGCGCTCCCGTAGTCCAGCCCTTGGATGGCAAGTAGGTATCAAACAGATATTCCATCGCGGCATTGTTCTCGGCGCGGTCGCCGGTCCAAGTCACGGAATTGGCTAGCGTCCAAGTCATTGATAGCGTCAACCTTTTCCTACAGGTTACAGCAGCAAAATGAAACGCACTAGGTCAGGGCATCTAGGTCTGCCTCAATATCTGCCGGAACGATGGTGCTTTGATTCATTGGCACCAATGGCGCGTCATCCGTAGCGGCAAAACAGTAGTCGTAGTATGTGGATGCATCAGAGGTCTTTGTGAAGCCTCGGGTCTGGAAATCCTTCTTGTTTGTTGGCGGATTGTATGTAATCCCGCCAGGGCTTGTGCCAACCAGACTCCCATCGATCCAAAGGCTAATGGTCGGGATGTTGTCGGTGCCATTAAGCCAATAGACCTGAACATAGGCATGAACCCACGACTGAACGGGGACAGTAGTTGTCCCGATTGAATCCACGCTTAGACCTTCAGCAACCACAGAAAAAGACATAGTGGTAGATGAAACGCGAACGCCTCTAAGCTGCCAGCCAATTGCTCCTGTTGTCACTCTGGCGAAGGTTTCACGTTGCCCGGCAATTGTCAACGTACCTGTGCTAAGGATCGACGGGCTATTGTAGTAAAAACGCGTAGACCACATATAGTAGGGTTTGTCATGATATGGGAAGGCATTCGTAAACAGCAGGCCCACCTCTTGCGTTGCTGGCGTCACCGCTGAATATGCACCATCAAACGCTCTTGTGATGCTGCGGGTCGTGTTGTCTTGTACACCAAGCTGAGCTTCACCATTCTCAAAGCTAAATTTGGTCCCAAGCGGTGCCGCGGCAACAGATGTAATAGTCACATATTGACCATCAGCAAACACCGAGAAAAGGTTGTCTGGTATGCCAAAGCGGACCCAAGCACCAGATACATCAAGCTGCACTGATGAAACCGTCTGTGAAATCTCGTTGCCGCCTCCGTTGTATGAAAATCTAATCGTATCGTTTACGGCAATTGCGCTTAGATCCGCGTACCTATTAACTCCTATCGAATCAACAGAATTGATTTCAACGTAATATAGATTGCTTGTGTCAACAAAGAACTTAAACTCACCACCAAGCAGCGCGGTAACATCAGCAGCTGTTGGGGTGTAGCTCCAAGCAAATGCGCTCGGTCCATCGCCTGGCACTTCGGTTTCAGGCGGAGGTGATGTCAACGCTGGCTGCATATCGGCGCTAATGATGCTGCGCCCGCTTGCATCAGTGGGGAAGTGAGTCGCCTCAATCTGATAGTTGCCAAGCTGATCCTCTATAACATTGTCTATCTGGTAAAAATCCGTAGTTTGCTGTTGAACGCCTTGCGCTTCGTATGACCAAGTGACCTCAATGATCTGTGAAGGCAGAAGGTTTGCTGATGCCGATGTGGTCTTAAAAGTGACGTAATGCTTTATGTTTTTCCTGCTTGATATGATATACCTTCCGATGATCTCAGCATGTCTGACATCTGTGCAAAACTCTTCCATGTCGTACTGTTCATATGGGCCATCTAGCGCAGTTCCATCAAATCGAACCTCTAAAGCGCGCGACACTGGGAAGCTTGCGGCGCTTTGTTCACGCCAAGTCATAACGGCGCAGAATGGCCTCAGCTGCTCTGTGGAAGCGTATTCCTTCTGATACGAACCGACAACAATGTTTTCGTTATTGAAGGTCGCAACTGGCACCACTGGATCAGCGCTAACCAGCTTGTCCGCGTTTAAAGGAAGCACTGGCAGCAGCATATATTTGCCACCAGCTTGGACAAACCTTAGCAAATAATACGGAGCAACACTCGCTAAATAGTCTCGCAAATTGGCACTGTTTGCCAATACGCCATTAAAGGTCAATAGGCTGTTTTGGTTGAATTCAGCGGCGAGCTGGAAGGACGGCAAGTCAATGAATGCATTGGCGGCAATTCCTGCCTTTTGCAGCAAGTAGTAAGAAAGGTCTGGGAACAGGTTTGAGCTGCCGCTACCGCCGAGCAACTTATTAACCACAATGCCACTACGGACAAAGCAGCGAACTTGCTGATATAGGTTTGAATTTTCTACGCCTGCAACATATCCGCCTTTTACTGCAAGTGTTGTCAACCCCTCAAAGGTGCCGCCAGAGCCTGGGAACAGAGGTAGATTTGTTGAGACGGCAGGCTCCCCCGGCAAATAGTCAGCAGAAGCGGGAATATAAACCCATTTCCTGTAGCTGTAACGGAAAGCTACTCTAAGATTGCGCCCAGTAGCCTGCTGGTATCCAGCAATATCAACAATTGCCTCAACAGAACTGCCGCTAGTTGGCAGGTCCTGATTTATGTTTGTTGCTAGCTTATAGGCCCCAGAAGGCGCAGGATCGCTTATGGATCGCGACTGCACAACTGCTTGGTTTATCTCAAAACGGATCCCGGCGGCGACAGGGGTGCCCGGCGCGTTCTGGTCTTCAACGCATATCTCAAAATAAGAGATTCTGCCAATATCAACGCCTAGAATTATTCTATAGTCACCATTGGAAACGCGGGGATCAGAAGTATTCAGCGAGATTACAGCGGTAAAGCTATTGGCCTCATATGGCGGCAGATAGGTTCCATAATAGCGAAAATCAGAGCTGTCGGGTCTAAAGTAAGTAACTGCACTTAAGTCATACTTGCCAGGCGTCCCAACCTGCGGCGATCCAGCTGTTTCATAGGTCAACGTATAGTCAAAGCCAGAGACAGCTAGGCCGTTATACGTGGTCACCGCTGATGGGCTTAGCAACGATGTCAGAGCAGAGGCACCCTGCTGGATGTCTGCCAATGCAATAGAAGGCATCTCGCCGTCACCAAGCACTAAGCCATAGGAAAAGCTGCTGATATCAGACTCCTTGTACTGCGCACCAATACGAACCGCAGGCGGCGCCAACCAAACACCGCCAATGGCGTTCTCAGGCATGTAAGAGCAAAAGACTAGCGGGATTGAATTGCCCGTTTGAACCGCTCGTTGCCTGCTTGTCGCGTTATCGTCTACAGCCTGAAGTGCAGCAAGTTCATCCTTCCGCAGGTTCGTCGTGATTGGCGAGGATGCGCTCTGTGGCGAGATATAAGTGGTCATAACTGCGGCGGATCCCCCACCAAGGTAGTGGTGAATTTACGAGGCGGTGCTTGCGCCTTCACTGGATCAAGGTTACTGCCGATCTGAACGGCAAGGATCCGATCGGTCTTGCTGGCAGTCAATAAATTTCCAACGAACTGTGCAAAGGTTGTAAGAGTTGCAGGCGGAACGCCCGTCGCAGTCGGCGTAAACTCTTTCAGCTCGCAATCGTAGATGTATCCATTGGTTGCGCTATTTTCCACGACCTGCTCAAGCGCAGGCTGCAGACCAAACTCGATGTCAAGTGATTGCTGGCCGCCAGAGACATTTGAGGTGATGGCTCCAACGCTAAAAGGCTTGAAGACGTGACCGCTCACCGTGATGCCAGGCCAGTAGCTCTGATACCTAGCCACAACGGTACTGAAGTCGCTCTGCCTGATCGTCAGGAATGCGGCAATGCCTTTGGTCATCGTGCAACCCCCATACGACGACGCAGCGCAGGCGTGCTGGTGATCGTCTGAATGGTCTGGTTAACGGCGCTGCTCATCGCGCGGGTCATGTCGGCCTTTGTGACGTAATCAGTGCCATTCATCTGCATCACAGGGCCTGTGGTGAGATTAATCTGTGGCGTGGCCATGTTTAGGACTGCATCACCACGACGGCCTGCGCTGTAGTTTCGCATGGCTGCATCCATCTTGCTAGATGGGATGACGTATTCACTTTCACCGCCTTCACCGATCAATGCGCGGGTTGGGCGTGTGACGTAACCACCCTCAGCGAATGAGCCGAATGGCACGTTAACTCCGCCTGTAGACTTCAAGACTCGAGCCAAGCTGCCAAGACCTAGATCTTCAAGCTCTTTTACAGCGGCAAGATTTCTCCTTTCCGCAAGCGCCTTGTTAATTTGGCGCGCGATATTAAGGTATTTCTCTTGCAGCTTGGCGGATTCGCCAAAGTTTAGGATGCCTTTTTTTACCAATGCATTTTGCTCGGCTGCATAAGCTGCGCCAAACAACAGATTGTTTGCCGCTTCACCAAAACGACTTTTGAGCAGACCGGCAAGATTGCCAGCTCTGTTGGTTGATTCGGCTAGCCGGTCCATCTGATCAGCAGTGGCAGAGGTGTTTTTCTCTGCGCCTGCCATGTTTCTGGCAAACTCTGCAGCCTCAACCTTGGCTTGGAAAGTTGCCTCGGCAACTGTGTTTTGATAGCGACCAACCTCAATAGTTGTCTCTAGTTGGCGCTCAGCAAGCAGCCGAGTCTCCACTGCAATGTCATAAGCCTTGGCCAGCTCTACCGTATAACGCTTTTCTGCTATCGCGAGTTGGACCGCAAGCTGGACCTGTTTTTCTTTGAGAATGGCCGCCTGTGTTTCAATGCGCTGCTTTTCTGTGTTTGCAGCTATTTGCTCCCTTGCTGCCTGAAGCTCAATTTGCGCTTGAGCAACAGTCAGGTTGTAGATTTGCTGAGCTAGTGACTTGCGTTCTTCCTGGGTCTTGGCTCCATCAAGTTGCCGGTTTAGCTGCTGCAGAAGAACATCGTTCACCGCGGTTTCTGCTGCTGCTCTTGCCTGAGTGACCGACAGCTGCTGATCGACAATAGACAACCTGTTTTTTTCTGCTCTGTCAATAAACTCTGTAACTTCACGCAACTGCTTGAGAGCCGCTGACTCTTGGCGGCGCTGCTCTGCAATCTCTGCCACCGTGTTTGCTGTTCTTGCCGTAAGCAGCGCAATGGCTTCCTGCTGCTGAGCTTGTTCTTCAGTGAGCTTGCCAGTCTGCTGCTGCAGGCTAATCTCAGCAATCTTTTGCTTCGCAATTTCGTCGTTCAGTTGAATTTGGAGTTGATACGCAGTAGCGCCTTCCTCCCTGGCTTGGGCAATTTGGATTTCAGACTGAAGCAGCGCTTGACTGTACTTGCTTTGCTCAACCGCAGCCTCAGTTGACTTTTGAAGCTCTAACGCAACCTGCGCCTCAGCTTCAGAGCGCAGCCTGGCCTCATTAGCCAGATCGGCCGCGGCCTGTTTCTGTGCATCAAGATCTGTTCGGCCTGCGTCGAGCTCCTTGTTGTACTCCGCAACCGTATCCTTCGTGAAGCCAAACTTATCAGCAAGGAAGCCAGCCGATTTAACCGCTACGTTAATTGCTGCGGCCAGCGGCGAAGCCTTGATAAACTCCACCAACCGCTGAAATGCACGCGCCGCGGCGCCGATCACTTCAGCCGTAACCTCAAACCCGCGGATCAGCGTGTTCTCAATGACGTTTTTGATAACTTCAAAATCAATGCCCTCGAACACGTCTCTCAACGTGTCATAAACAGGCCGCAAGGCTTCGACAAACTTCGGGAAAATATTGTCTGATATAAACTGCCAAAACTGGCCAAACGATTGAACGATCGCAGAGAACCCTTCAACCGCAGCAGCCGCGCCATCAATCAGCGGACCAGCCAACGGCTCCAATGCCTTGCCGATCGACTCAAACAGATCGTTGAAGTTCTCGGCTAGCAGGTCGACCTTTCCCGCTAATCCTTCGCTGCCTGCCGCGATAGCAGCACCGCCATATTGCTTCTCAATCTCGCTCAGGATCAAGTTCTGAGCTTCAAGCTGGTTGCCGCTCTCAACCAACGATTTGATCAGCGTTTTCTGCTGTTCGTTGAACTGGATGCCAGAACGGCTAAGCGCTGTTAGGCCAATTGTCGGTTCCTGCAATGCCTTCGCCAGCTGCGTGGTGGCAGACGTGACATCAGTTCCCATCACCTGCGCGACATCACCAGCCACGCCAATCACCCGCTCATACTCGCTCACCGCAATTTTGGTGAAGCTGGTAAGGATGTTCGCCGACTGGACGTAATCCTCTTGCGTAAACAGCGTAAGGTTGCCGAACTCGTTAGCCTTGGCGATCACATCGTCAATAGCCTGCGATCCTGCAACGCCAAACTTTTGCAAGCCTTTCTCAAGCACCAGCAAATCGGCCTGGCGTTCACCGGCCTTAGTGAATGACTTGCCGAGCAGAGCAATGGCGCCACTAATAGTGACGATCGGGCCTAGTGCAGCGTTGATCGCAGCTCCCAACGTGGCAACACCGCCTGATGCGGTTGCAGCGCTTGTGCCGAATGCGCGGATGCTATTGGCGGCCTTTGGAACTGCGCCCTGAGCATTCTTGGCCGCCTTGTCAACGGCGTTGATCTGCGTGCTGAGCTTGTCAAGCTGACTGGCGCCTTTTACGGCAACCTGAATGTTTACCTGACTCTCGGCCACTGCTCCGCTCTCTATTTCCTACAGGCTAACGCCGCCGCATACGCGCCTTTTTCTCGGCTGCCTTTTGCTCCTTATGCTGCACAGTGAAGTAGACGTTCCATAGAACCATCTCTTCGTGCGTCATGCTTTGCAGCAAGTCGCCAACCGTCATGTGCAGATAAGAAGCAAGGTAAAACTGAAACCTCAGCCAGTCGTCTTTCTCGAACGACCTTTCGACGCCAAAGGGGAATCTTCCTCTTCCTCCTCATCATCCTTTGTCTCATCCTGTTGAAGCAGCTTCAACAGCAACGCATCAACCAACCAAGATGGCAGCTTGTTGCGCAAGTCGGCCAGCTCACCAGCCACAAACATCGGTTGGCCGTTGCTGTCCTTTGCCTTGCTGATCAGCAGCTGCATTGCAAAGTCAGTGGCATCATCGCTCTTGGCCTGCTTCTGCGCTCTGGTGCGTTCGGCCAACGTCAGCGGTGTCATCCAAAACTCAAACACCTCACCATTGGGCAAGTCGATTGTCTTGCGTTGCGGCTGCATCGTCACAGCAGCCATCAATTGATCAAGCGCGCGCATAGTCTTCTGTGACTCCTGCACAGCTTAGACAGGCCAAGGGGGGTGGATCAGCACCTCGCCCCCACAGCACTGCCACGGTGAGTCACCAACCGCAAGCGCAGTCTAAAGGCACAAAAAAGGGGAGGTGCTGAAGCCTCCCCCGTGCCCATTCGCTGCAGATGCAGCTTAGGAGATCAGATTGCCGAAGATGTTGGTGGCATCGCTCAGGCGGAAGTTGATTTCGGCCTGGGTTGCATCCTCAGGAGCAGAGCTGAGGCTGAAGCCAAAGATGCTCACGTGAGCCTCAACGAACAGCGATGCAGCATCATCAGGCTGGCCGGTTCCATCATCAATGGTGGAAACGTACAGCTTGACGCGTGCGCCATCTTGACGCTTGAGCAAGCTGTTGGCAATCAGACGGTTGGCCAATGCACCCTGATCAGGGGTGAAGTACACCGTCATGGATCCGCTGGCGTCTAGGTAGCCAGGGATATAGGACTTCGTGGGGGCGAACTTGCCGACAGCAGCCACGCCACAGGGCAGCGTGGTGGTCTCAATCTCGTCACGAGTCAAGTCGATCGAGAACGTAGCAACTTGGCACACCGCTGCATAGGTTGAATATGCAATGGCGATGTGGTTTGCTGCGCCTGCAGTATTAGCAGTGCCGGTGCCACCATCGCCAAGCAAGGTGATGGCCGCGCCGCCAGAAGTGGCCGAAACGCTGATTGTGTTTGCGGTGACGGCAACCACGTAATAAGTGGTGCCAGCAGTCAAAGCAGAATCAAGGTTCGCGGTGCCTTCCTCAGAGAAAACAACCGGATCGCCTACGCGATAATCCTGGCCAGTCGGCACAGTGATCGCGGTGCCAGCGGGAAAATCGGTGTAATCAAGCAGGCACCAAGACGTGCCAGACGGGATGAAATATACAGAGCCCTCGGAACCCGAGATGGCCGACTGTGAACATGCGACAGGCATTTGAAAGCCTCAGAAAAACAACAGTTGGGGGCGTTGTTTGGGGGCGACCTGCGGGGGCTCAGGTTGCCCTTAGGCTAACCATTGGCCGTAAACGTGGCAGAGACCACAGACAACGCATACGGTTGCGCGCCGCTCAGCACAGGTGTCGGGCCTTCAATGTTGCCGATGCGTGGCCGCACACCGTTTGGATCTGCCTGCTTGGGTATCCCGACCAATGTCTGAACGCCGATCTGCGCCAACTCCTCAAGGCGCTTCATGCCTTGACCGCGTGGCGTGTAGCAGCTGATCTGAATTGAGCCGCGAATGAACTCGACGTTGCTTTCCTCAGAACAGATCACAGGCAGCGCCGTTGCCGGGAAGCCGATTGAAAGGATTACATGCTCAGAGTCTGGCGGAGCCTCTTGCACGTTGTCATATATCAAGGTTGTTCCACTGTGAATTTCGCTGCGGGGGAAAATATCTGCGTTGTCGTAATCTGCCGTGCCAGGGTTGAACTCTGGCGAGCTGTAGCCAGGCGCGTCAGTACAAAGTGACTTAATACCGTTGTCTACATCTGCGTTGCGATAAGTGCCAGAATGAACGTTAACGCAAACAGCGACTGCATTCTGATAATTCGCCAAGCCAGTTGAAAAGGAGCTTGAATACGACGCAGCAAACGCCGTTTCAAATAGCGATCGGATCGTGGCGTAGCTCATTTCGGAAGATAGGCAACGATACGTTTACGCAAGTCTGCTGGCATCTGACCGACAATCGTCGTGAACCAAGCCGCACCGCCTACTGCGTTCTTTGCCCATTTTGGATCTAGCGAAACCCGCTCGGCATAGGGCAGATTGTTGGTGATATACCAGTTCCCATCAAACTCAATCACGCCTGAGAACTCGGGCGCTTCAACGCCTTGCCAATCCGCAGGCCGCGATTCACTGCTTGGCTGGTCTTGGCCGATGTACCAAGACGACGCCATCCTGCCAGTCTCAACCGGGTTACCTTTGGCCAGCTTGCCCTGGGTGTCAAAGATAAGCTCAGAAAACGCCTTGTTCAGCGCCTTGCGGATGTTCGGCACCTGCTGGTCTAGCGGAACAACCTTAGCCATCATGCCCTCCTTGCAATCACTTTACAGCCGTATTTCAGATCACCCGACAGCAGCGGGTTGATCTCAACGATCTTCCACTGTGAATCTTGGTAACGGATCAGATCAAGCGTTGTTGGCCAGATCTCATCAATCTTTGCCGAGTTGATCCAAACCTCTATCGCGTGCACCTGCTCAACGCCACCGCCTTCATTGGTGACCATCGTTTTGGTCACCGCGCCAGCGGCTTCATAGACCTGCTCGCCAATGGTCACATCCCCCGTCGTCGGGTCATAACCCTGATTTATGCGGACGTATTCAACGCTGTTTACGCGGTAGAGATCGACCAGGCTATTCGCAAGAGGCTTCGCCCACTGATCCTGAAAGGCCATGGCTAGCTCCTAACCCTTAAGGCAACCTTACCGGCGCCGGTTGAGGTATCAGACCAGCAACCGAGGATATCCACCAGCTGCGGATACTTCTGCAGGATCAACGGTGCGCTGGCATCAACCTTGGTCGAAGAGCCTTCCTTCACGTCGTAAAACTCTTGGCTAAGCTCGCCAAGCTGCTGACGCTTCACCGCACCAAGCGTGCCACTCTCAACCGTGCCGACAGTCGGCGGTGTCGTGTGAAGCTCTAACGCCAGATACGACGTGGCCTCAATGATCTCCTTGGGCAGCATGTCGCATTTGGCCTCGATGTCGCGGCATGTCGCCTTCGACCGCGGCCACTGCAATGCCTGCTCTGCGTCGGTGTCGTTAGTCGATGGCGTGCAACGCTTGCCTGCGTACTGCAGCATCTCAAGATTGCGAGTCGCGGCCATCAACGCAGTTTCTTTCTGCGCCGTGGTCAATGCAGACCAATTGGCCTCAAGCATCGAGCCCAAATAGTAATCATCAGCCTGAGCAACGCTGATGTAACTGGTGGCCGTGCTGCTTCCGAGAGTAGAGACAAAAGCAGGCATCAGACAAGCTCAGTGTGAGTGATTACAAAGCCTGCACTCAGCAGGTACTCCTTCATTTTAGAAAGGTCGATCCTTTCAACGTCAAACAGCTGGAAAATGCCTGACTTGTAGGCATGGATGCGGACCATGTTGACCATCTTGCCGAGGCTTCGGGGATGAGCCATCAGGCTAGACAGGCACAAAAAAGGGAGCCCGCAAAGGCTCCCCCGGTTGAACATTCCTCGCCAGTATGGCTCAGGCCACGAGACCCCCAAAGGGACTGTTCACCGTAAGCTCGACCATTGGGATCAGGCGAGCGTCGCTGTAGGCAAGGCCCCAGTTGGTAGGAGTTGCCAGCTGGGCATTGGTCGGGCCATCAAAAGCGCCATTCCAAGTGGTGCCAGGGATGTGCATCAGGTTGCTGTAGTGCACAGCAACTGCATCCTGCAGCGATTGGATATTGCGATCGGTCTCGATACGAACCGGGAACTGATCGCCAGTCACCACGCTGCCGTTGCCGAACAGGTAGCAGACGAACTGCTCTTGCTCGCCGACGCCACCGCGGATTGGCATCTGGCTGTCAACGATCACCTGCAGGCCCATCATGAAGCCAACGTCGGACCGGGTGACACCGATACCGCCGCCGCCCCAGGTCACAGGGCCGCCAGTGGATAGCGCATTGGTCGAGAAGGTCAGCGCACCGACCTGCTCGAGGTATGCAGCCACAGTTGGGTGCATTGCGATGGTGGTCAGGCTGCCAGCCCGATCACCCAGCAGGTACTTGGCCTCGGTGATGTTGGCCGCGGTCAGGTAGTTTGCCTCAGACGCGCCGGTTGTGACCGACTTGTTCAAGGAGTTGGTGGCGTTCAGCGGACCGCTAGGACCAAGCAGACCAGTCAGCTGCGAAAGCAGCTTGGCGGTCATCTTGCGATCCATGTCAGCAGCAAGCTGACTGCGGAAGTGAGCCAGAGGATCTTCGCCGGTTTGATACCGGCTGAGATCATCACAGCTGAACATGAAGCCGCGGTACGTGTGAGTGGCGTACTGCGTCGAGGCGGTTACCTTCTGGCTGGTGAAGTAACCATTGCCATTGGTGCCCCAAGTATCGCTAGAGGAAATCACTTCCTCGGTAGCGTTGATCGGGTCAAAGAATGGCACCTCAAGGCGGCTGCCGACAATGCCGCTAAGACGTGCATCACGCAGAAGCACACCCGAGCGGATGAAAGCAGAACGCTCAAAGATCTCCTCTGCCAAATAACGGGCAAAGGGAGCAGAGGTGGCTAGCCGAGTGGCCGACCCGATGTCAGACGTAAAAGTTGATGCAGGATTAAGGTTGCCAGGGAAAATGCCCATCGGTCTGTAAGGTTGTTTTTACGATGGCGACCCACGGGGTCAAGATGCCTGAGCTTTGAGACGTGCCGCAAGCTCAGGGTTAGTTGCCTCAAGCTCCACGATCTTCGTGAAGTTCTTTGAGACGTAGGGGTTATCTCCACCACCAGTGGAGACAGGTGTTGAGCCACTGCTGCCCATTCCACGTGCTCCGCTGCCAGCGAACATGTATGCAAACTGGCTATCAGGAGCCTTGAGGTTATTCAGGAAAGATCCAAGATCGGTCTCGACGCCCCCATCGAGCGCAACCACGGAACCATCCTTCAGCCTCAATTTGTCCTTTAGCAGTGCGTACATATGCTCTGACTGCTGAACGCCTGCCTGCTGAAAAGCAGAAACGGCGCGAGCTTGAATGGTTGCCTGCTGATGGGCCGCGGCCATCTCTTCCTTCTCTCGCTGCAGTTGAGCAATCTGCTCCTGCAGCTGTGAGTTGGTTGCGGTGGCTTCCTTCCAAAGCGGCAGATACTCGCCTTGCTCTTGGAGCTTGGCTTCTTTCTGCTTCTTGGAATTGGCTTGCAGATCGGCAATCTGACGCTGTAGGTCTTCAACCTGTTGAAGCATCTTCTTGTTTACCTCACCCTTGCGTCGGCTGTCTTGTTGGACCAGCTCAAGCTTCTGACGAAGCAGGTTGGGGTCGTCGGATTCGGCTGCACGTTGCTGAGTCACAGACTCTGCAGATTGTTCATCCGTCACGGACGGATCGAAGGTTTCAGACATACAGTGGTTAGGGCTTCAGGCGCTCCACGGGAGCTATTTCAGAGTGTAACCGGCTTGAAGCGCCCGACACCATTCGCGTCCCTGTTTATCAAATCCCTCAGCGCAACTTCTGGCCGCGTGCCGCTTCTTACCGCCTTCTGAAATCTCTCCGCACGAATGCTGCCAGCATTGCCGCCACCAAAGAACATCTGCTGAGTGGTGCGGTTCGACTGCGCCAAGAAGTCGGCATAGGTTGGCGGCTTGCCATCCTTGCCCTTGATGTCAGTCGAGACCCGGTAAAGCTTGCTGCCCTTGACCTTAAGCTTGGTTTTGTACTCTCGGCCAGCTGGTAGATCATCACGCGTTGGCGAGACCTGCAAGCCTGCTCTAATGTCCGCAGCTTCGTCAGGGTCAACAGCGACGACTCTGCAGCGGCAGTTGATATGAAGCGGCCACTCCGGGGCGTCGCTTCGCTTATCCCAGCGCTGGCCATCAAGTGGCGCGCATGTCGGGCATGTCTTGCTGTCGAGCGCAGCAACCCACTCCCACTGCAGACCGCTTAGCTGTTCTTCGTTGGCGCGAAACACCTCCTCGTTGACTTGGCGGTTTGCATCTTGAACCGCAGTGCGCGCGATCGCTCGCTCCTCGGCCAACACACGTCGCGTTGCCGTTGGACCTTGAGTGTTCACATACTCCTCACCATTGCGCGTCGTGGTGCTGATAATGCTCTTGGCAATGTCCTCTGTTGACTGGCCCTCAAGGATTCCGCGCGTCACAACCTTATTGATCACGTCCTGATTGGTGCGCATCCACGCCGAAACTGGGCTATCAGGCGTCGTCGAGAACAGGTCAACCACACGCTGATTATTCACCTTTGACTCAAGCGCAGCGCGCACGCTGTCTTGCACGTTCAAACCAGGAAAGCCGCGGTCAACAGCCTCAGCAGTTCTAACCTGAGCAGCAGGCACGCTAGCGCCAGAAGCCTCAAGCATCTTCACCGCTTCGGCCGCCATCTGCGGTGCCTCCTCAGCTAACTGCGTCTCTAACTGATTCAGAAACTCTTGGTTGTAAGGCCCAAGCGCATCCAGAATCCGCGGTTGCAGTTCGCGCCATGCACGTTCACGGAACAGATCACCAGGCGGCGGCAAGCTGGCCACCAGATCCTGCACACGCTTCATCGCAACCAGCAGTTGCGGCTTCAATGCCGCCACCAACTCTGACTCACGATTGGCCAGTGCAAACGCTTGGCTGATGAACAGTTTGAGTTGCCGCTCGTTCACCGCTTAGCCTGTTTGTAGCCATAGCCTACGCATGACCCGCTACACCTACATCGGCAAACAGCGCTTTCCGATTGAAGAGAAGGAAGCACCTGCGCCTGTAGAGCAGCCCAAGCGCCGCCGCCGCTCAGCCAAGACAGAAGAGCCGACGCTAGAAGTCGAGGCCACAGATGAAGTCGATTGATCTGATTGCAGATTCGGCCATCGGCACATTCGTTGCGCTGATGGCCGTTGAAGTCTTGGTGAAGCCGATCGCGATCAGGGTTGGCCGCTTTCTAGTGCGCAAGGCGGATCAGCGTTTCACATGGATCCCGGATTGGCTGCACAAGGGACCGATCGAATAGACCTAAGACGGCGCGCCATCAGTCGGGATCAGCAGCGCAAGGATCACCGCAATATAAGCATCGACGGCACGCTGCAGATCGTCGCTCACTTTCTGGCATGAAGGGTTTGCGCTTGCAGATGGTTGAAGCCTTGCCAGCTTTGCGCATTCGACACCAGCGAACCAAAACACACTGAGCTGAGCGATCATGATTCCGCCAAGCATTATCAGCAGCAGCTGCCGTGTCTTGATCACCTATTTCGCCTGCTATCAATTATGTGCTCCAAGCCAGAAATGCGAGATTCGTGAGCCTGCAACCTGTCGTATATCTCCCGCTTGTTTTGGCGTAGATCTGCATGAAGATCACCCAGCTTTTCGCTCAGGCTTTCAACTGCCACCGTCAATCGCACCACAGCCTCGCGCGTTTCACTATTGCGACGACTGAATGATGTATAGGACAGGCCAACGAAGCTCAGCGACGCGCCAAGACCAGCAGCAAGCACCTCGATCATGGCCAACGCCTTTCCCCTAAGGGTAACGGTCTTGACGTTTTGCTAAGGCCGAGACTAGCTGCTGCGCTTGGCTTTACGCTTGCGCTGCTTGTCCTGTTCGCGCTTGGCCATGCCTTGATTTAGAGCAGTGCGAGCAATGGCCGCGATGGCAATGCGTACCTGAACAGATGCCGAGATTGCCTTTAGGCCTTTGCGCAACAATCGGCGGCCTGTAACGCTGCAGTATTGAACCGCGGCCTTGGCAACCTCACTAAGCTCGCCTGGCCTCTCAAGCCGCATGATCAGCAATGGCAAGGCCAAGAGGCCGATAGCAAGAAAGAGCAAGCCCATCACTCTTCAGGGTTCACTTCCTCCTCATTCTGCTCAGCCTCATCCTCCTCTTCTTGCTCTGGCTCAGGTTGCTGCTGCGGCAACATCGAAACCATCATGCCGCCGCCACGCTCCTGCTCAGTTAGCTCAATCTCCCGCTCAATGTCGATCTCTGGCAGCACCTCGCCTTTCTTGAGCATCTCAAGCAAGGTCTGATGGGTGATCGCACCATTGCTCCACAGTTGCATGTACTGCTGGATCTGGCCGGAATCTAGAACCTGCAGATCAAAATCTCGATCAAGCATCACCTCAGGCGCTTCGATACCGATATAAGCGCCTGCCATGTCCATCGCCATCTGCAACGAAGTCTGCAGGTTCTTGCTGACGATGGCGATAAGGCTGTCTGAGTCTGTACGCGAAAGTCGCTTGCTCTCAGCCGTTTCGCCCGCCACCTTCTGCGCAAACAGCGTGCTGATGCCAAGGTTGGACATCTGAGACTCAAGTTGGCTGATAAATGACTGCTGCGCGGTAAACGCCGAGCTAGCGGGCTCCACGTAGCGGCCATCCCCCTCAGGCGGCAGCATGATCAGGCTGTTGGCCGACAAGCCGATCGGGCCAGACTCATCGAAGCCCTTCAGCATCAGGATCGGCAACGCAGCAACATGCAAGCTGTGGCACAGATCGGCCACTCTTTGCGCGTGGCTGATGTTTAGGTTGGCGATAGGCAGCAACGGGGGCTTACTGATGAACTCCGCCACCTTCTGGCTATAGACAGGCGCAAGCGGGATCATGCCAAGGCTGCTCTCGCCTTCTTGGTAGATCACCCACCCTTCGTCATCATTGCCGCGGCGGTAGACACGCCAGCGGCCAGGCTCAAGCACGCGCACCTGACGCACAAGCTCATCACCGAACTCGCCTAGCGGTTCGCTCACCACCTCGTTGATCCGCACCATCGTGATCGGTGCGATTGGACTGTCGCCATCCTTCCGCCAGCCAAGGATCTGCTTGGCGTCAACGTGGATGAAGTACGGCCGCAAGCCGAGCATCCGCTCTGCAGCCAGGTTCGGCGCAGGCTCAGTGCTCGGATAATCGACCATCGTTGCAGCGTGGCCGTAGAGCAGGCTGCTGATCACGAGACGGCGCGCGTAATCGTCGATCGTGGTGCCGTAGCCGTCAACGTTCTCCGCAAAACTTTCCCAGAACGGATCAACCTCGCCAGCCTCATCCTTGCTCACTAGCTGGATTGGCTTACGCAGCAGCAGACCAGCCGCCTGCTCGGCAATGCGAGTGGTGAATGGCGAAAGCGTCGCGTGATAAATCCGCCGTCGCCATGTCTCCTCATCTTCCTCTGGTTCTCGCGGGATGTAGGTATCCGCGTGCAACCGCAATGCCTGCGTGCCACCAACGCATACATCAATTGGGAACCATTGCTGGCTCATCTCCAAAACCGGACCCGCCAACCAACTTGGATCATTGCCAGGGTTGCGCTCAAGCGTCGGGTCAAGCGGCTCCTGGCCGTTGAACACACCTGACGGATACGGATGGTGGGTCACTTCTTGCCCAGACTGCGCTTTAGGCCAGTCTACGTTTCAGGCACCGCCAAACTGAGGCAAGCATTATTTACAGCGATGAATGATTGGCACACTGCACGCGAGTTTGCTGTTGAAGCTGCAAAGCGTGAGATCATGCGCTGCGATGACGTAGAGAAACTTCGGTATCTCTGCTTCAACTTGATGCTTCAAACTGAAGCACTCAAGGAGATGGTTGGCGACATGCTGCTTAATGGCTAGCGCAGTCTGCGCCTGCCAAGCATCTTGCTCTTTTCGCTGATGCGCCTTTGGATCTGAGCGCGATCACCGCTTGCTGTCTGCCATGGCTTCACTTGGTTGAACGCGCCAAGGATCAGGTAGCCAAGGCCATCAGTCCAGTGCTCGATACCTGCAGACTTGTCGATCACGTAGTCTTGCGTGCCTTCTTTGTACGTGACGTTCTTGAGCGCCTTGATCGTGTGCTTACAACGCGGATGGATGAAGAGACGGATCTGACCGTCGGCCGTCTTCACCATCCAGTTGGTGCTGTTGATCTTGTCTTTTACGGCCCAAGGATGCTTGGGGCTGATGCACTGGAAGCCATAGCGGCGGATAATGCCATGGTCCGTTTCACCTGCTGCGCTGGTCTTACGCGCTGATCCTGTCGGGTCTGGGTAGGCGACGATATGGCGACCGGGGAATCTTGCCTTGAGCATGGCGCACACCTCATCGGTGTTCGACTGCTTCACAGTGATTTCATCCCAGACATGCAGAGTGTCACCGACACGACTGCCCAGAACGCCAGCCATAACACCAACGTTAAAGTCAGTTCCCCAATAGATCTCTCCGCCGATGTCTTTGACTTCTGCTGAGATGTTGTCGTCGCTGAAGTCGGGGTAGACACGACCCGAAAGCGTCTCAAACGAGGCTAGGTATTCCTGGCGGAATGTGCGATCGTCGAGTGTGCGCTTGGCCGCGGCCACCTCTTCTGGCGGGACGTTGCCGCCTTCGATCGTGGTGAAGCTAAAGGTCTGCCAGTCTTCTTGGTCGTGCGCCTGCTCCCAAAGATCATGGAACCAGTTGAGACCTGCTGGTGTGGTGATGAACCAAGCCGGGCCGCCTTGGTCTGACAATGCAGGGCGTAGCACCATCTCCCACGCTTCCTGCTTGACGTAGGCGGCTTCATCAATGATCAGGCTTGAGAGGCTGACGCCACGCAACGCATCGGCGGAGTCGGCACCTTTGAGCGCGATGATGCTGCCGTTGGTGAGTTCAACTGAGAGTTCTGATTCGTTCTTTTTGGCGAACATCTCAACGGGCACCATCTCGCGCAGCTGCCGCCATGCGATCTGCTTCGCTGATTTGTAGGTCTGGGTGACGTACCAGTTAAGGCTGCCTGGGTTTTGGATTGCCCAAGCAACTAGGCGAGCGATGCAAAGGTAGGTCTTGCCAAAACGACGACCTGAACAGAGCAGCTTGAAGCGCGAGTCTGAATCCCAGACCTGCCGCTGCGGTGTTGTGAGCGAGCGGTAAAGATGATCGGCAAGCGGCCGCCAGTCTTTTTGAGGAGCGCCGATAATCGGCGTTTCAAGCAGAGTCCCGCCTGGCAAACCGTCGAGAATGCTCACTCAAAAACCCTGGCTATGCGTGCCGCGGTATTTATGCAACCGAGCGCCACATGAGGCTGATTGCTCTTGCGTGCTTCTTTTTGAAGAGTTGCGAGCTGTGAAAGCAGTTCCGCTACAAAGGTTTTGCGGTCAATCTCCCAGTCTTCTTTAAGCAGCTCGCGTGCCTTGGAAATGTAGCTGTCAATCTGGCGAGGTTGGAGCCCCCATTCATTTGCGCCGTATTGCACGCATTCAGATCGTGTGGCGCCATTGGCCAGCAGTCGAGCAATGCGGTTAACCCGCATCTCGATTTTGACAGAGGTGGAGCCTTTGGCGGGCATTAGGTAATTACCTCGCCTTTTGAATTGGAGCGCGCGGGTCGGTTATGCTCCGCCGCCTTACCGGTGGTCCCGGCAGTTGCCTGCTTCGCGCGCGTACGCTTACCACGATACATGGTTGCTCCCAATTCGTCTATGCGAGAAAAGGGGAGGATGGGAACGGTGAGGCGATGTTTAGCAGTTGGGTCTAAAAAGTAGATGTAGCGAAGCTGAAAGCCTTCAAGGGGTTTGGCTCCGCGTTTTTTCCATTGCGAAGCGTTGCCACCCATTCGTTGCGGGTTGACGTTGAGGGTTAGGTCGGTAACGATTTTGCCGTTTGGCAGTTTAAGGATGGTTTTGTTTTGGCGGATGCCGGTGAGTAAAAAACCACTGGCTCGATAGATAGTGCCATCACCGCATTGGGAGCCATCAGCAAAAGAAAGCACCCACTGAATGTGGGGGTAGTGCTTTTTGATTAGACGAAAAGCGATAGAAAGAGCGCGGCTTTCGCTGTTGCGCGGGAGGGTTTCGCTAAACGCCATGCGGTTAAGTTCTAAGAACCCGTTCCATGGTGTGTCTTCGACAAGGGGAAGGACTTTTCGTTTGTCGATAGGGGAGCCAAACTGCATTGCCCCCTCAAGGCGACCATTTAGAAAAACGCCTAGATGAAGGGAGGATGACGCGGCAGTAGAGCCAGAGTAATGGATGCGTTTTACGAGAGTGCCCGCATCTTTGGCAGAAATAGGCGCGACCTTGATGTCTTTAGCTGAGGCCATGATCACTCCCCCAGCTTAGAAACAGCTCAGCGATGCGAGCGATGGCATTGCCATTGCTGTTTTCGTTGCCGGTATCAACGAATGGACCCATTTCTTTGGCTTTTTCGATGGCTTCCTTAATGATCTCAGCCTGAAGATCATGAACAGTAAAAGTCATTTGCTGGACAGGTTCCCGATCTCCTGAGTTGAGATCTGGCATGTCGTCAAGCGGGGAAACATCGTCTCCGATTAAGTCGGCAAGATCATCAGCATCAAACCAGGGCGCTAGATCATGCTCATCTGACAATCGAGTGAGCATGGCTTGGTCCCATTCGGAGAGGTCAGCGGTGCGGTTGTCTGCGAGTGCGAGGCCTACTTTGTCGTCTTCGGAGAGCCCGCTGCGTTTGATGGCGATGATTTCGTCGCCTTCGGTTTCGATGATTCGAACGTTTTTGATGCCTGCTGCTTTGGCCCCCTCGATGGTGCCGTTGCCAGCGAGGATGCGGTTGTCTTCGTCGATGACGATGGAGCGCGCGGCACCGTAGCGTTGCAGGGACTCTTTGATGAGTTCTGCAGAGCGATCGGTACGACGCCGCGCGTTTTTATGATCACTGATTAGCGAGTTAATCGAGGTCACAGACCAGGGCTAACGATATTTGGTTGAGCTTAGTGTAAGGATTGCCAAAGGCCGGTGTAGGTGCAGCGAAGTGGCTTGTTGGCGTCTTTGCGCCCTTGGAGGCGATAAAGCCATTCGAGTGCCAGAACGCGGTTGTTCATTGCTTCGATGTCTTCAGCACCGGGTTTGGCTGGTGTGGTGCGGAGATTTTTGACGGCTTGCTGAGGTGTTGTCATTGGAGGCGCGTAGTTGGTTGAGTTTAGGTTCTACGAGGTGAAAGGAGGAGACGAAACCGCAGTTGCCGTCTAGGCAGACGCGGATGCAGTCGCCTTCTAGTTGGGTGATGGTTGGCTCTGCTGTCACGCGGTTGTAGGCGCGTTGTATGCGGTCATGGTGGGCGTCGATAGCACAGGAGGCTAGGAAATCGACGTAATCAGAACACCATGTATCAAACGGAAGCGTTTTCATTGAGGGCGATGACGACAGCGGCGGTGATGGCTTCGAGTTGAGTTCTGGGGATGCCTGCTGAGGCGCGTGCAGCGGCTTCTACAGCATCAGCAAAGACGTTGGCACCAACGGGGAGTTTGAAGGGGTTTGCGGAGGTGCGTAGGGATGCCTGAATGGCGGAGCGTGCAAAGTCGCTCATTGTGGTGCCTTGATCTAGGCAGAAATGCTTAAAGGGCAGGACTTCTTCTTGGGGAAGCGAGACCTTGATGATGGTGTGACCTGCGCGGATTTTGCTGGACATCAAAAGTCGAGTGAGTCTGGATCGAATTGTGCGAAGTCGTTTGAGATCAGGGTGACGCCATCAGGCTCAGGCGGCTGATCAAGGGTGACGGGGAGGTCTGGGGAGTTTGCTGGTGTGGTGCCTGGCGGTGGTGTGAAGTCACGCGGTTCGCTGCGTTGGACGGTTTCAGGTTGCTCGGGGTCACGGAGTGGGTTGCGGTATTCGTGCTGCTTGTAGTTGGGGTGATGAACGCGGAAGCGCTTGGCATTTTCACGCCAGCCATATGAGGGCGTGTCTAGGTCTTCTAGTGTCCAGTGACCGGCTTCGATACCACGGCGGAGTAGAAGGCGCGTTTCTGTGAGGTCAAAAGCTTGTTCCATAAAAAACCTTTACGGGCTTAACGGGTTGGATCTCTCCGTATTTTTCGCGGAGCATTCGGACTGTTAGCAAGGCTGAGCGTCGAGAGGAGTCAAGCTTTTTCAGCTGAAGTCTTAGGTTTTCTATTTCAAGTTCAGCACGCTTCAAATCGTTCTTAACTTTGCGCAATTCATAGCGAACGCCTTTAGGGCCTTTGGAGCGGTAATTTGATTGAAACCAGCAAGCACGGATGAGTTTAGTTAAGCAATCGACTTCGATGGTTAGCTCTTCTGCGTCTTCCTCCGAGAGTCCGGGTTCATTTAGCAATGCACGTTTGACGCCACGCAAGGCAACAAGGTCTTGCTCCATGGCCAAAGCAGCTTCAGTGTCAAGAAGGCTGATTTCAGTGAAAGTAGGAATTTCCATCAGAGCATGTCCTTGAGGATTGGGTTGGTTGTGGGGCCATCGTCAAAGCCCTTGGCAGCGGTGAAGACGCGGCTAGCAGGGTGACGCGGCTCCGGCTGGCTAGGGGCGCCTTGCTGGGCCTTGCCGAGGCCAAAGCGCTCGTAGTTGGCCAGCGTGATATTGACCCATCCGTAGCCCCGCGCAAGGCCTATCTGATCGCGCAGGACCTTCTCGCCGTAACGATCAAGAATCGCCCTGCAGCCGTTAATCAGCGTTTTGGCCGCGGCCTCTGATTTCTTGCCGCTTTTGTCTTCGCGCCAGTAGGCCAACAGGTCAGGCTTGAAGGATTGGAGATCGTCTGGAACCGAAAAAACAAATCTCTTTCGTTGGTCGCCCGAAACGACTTGTTTCGGAACTCTTCTCTTAGAGAAATTTTCTTTTTCTTCTTCGTTAGAAGAAGAAGAAGAAGGTTTCTCGTAGGCTGTTTCTTCGGCTGTTGTTAACTCAAAGCCGGAGGCCCCAACCCCCCTAC